TGTTGCGCCTTCTTTTCAAGAAGATACATCAGGAATTGCAGCAGTTGTTGATGATACAACACCAGAACTTGGTGGTGATTTAGCATCTAATGGACACGATATTAATTTCGCTGATAATGACGAAGCAAAATTTGGCGATGGAACAGATTTACGAATTTATCATGATAGCGTAAGCAATCATTCTTTTATAAAAGAAAGTGGTGGTGGAAGTTTAATAATGAACACAAATAATTTAGTTGTTCAAAACGCTGCTGGAACTGCAAATATAATAAACGCTCCTGAAGGAGCAGCTGGTGTAGATTTATATTATAATGGAAATATAAAACTTTCTACAAATAATACAGGTATTCAAACAACAGGAAGTGTTAATGTAAATGGAGCGTACACGCTTCCAACTTCAGATGGAACAGCTAATCAAGTTTTAACAACCGACGGCGGTGGAAATGTTACTTTTCAAACTGCGGCTTCATCAGGAATCGCTGCCGTTGTAGACGATACAACACCTCAACTTGGTGGAAACTTAGATTTAAATTCAAACAGCATTACTGGAACTGGAAACTTAGACATAGCAAATGGTACTATTAAACTAGATGGTCCTTTTCCAACAGGAGTTGCCAATACTTGTTTTGGTAATCAAGCAGGTCAATCAATGACAAGCACAGCTCAATTAAATACTTTTATAGGTTATAATGCGGGTGATGCTGTTACTACTGGTGATAATAATACAGCTGTTGCTGTTGATGCTTTATCTGCTGAGACAAATGGTAGTAATAATACTTGTCTTGGTAGAGGTGCGGGTTCACTACAAAATGGTGGTTTTAATAATACATTTATTGGTGCTGCGGCAGGTCTAGCAGGTAGAACTAATAACAATGTAATATGCATTGGTAATCAAGCAGATCCTTCTAGCGGTTCTTCAACAAATGAAATTACTTTAGGTAATGCAAACATTACTTCATTAAGAATACCTGGATTACAATCAGGCGCAACTAGCGGTGATGTATTAACATTTAATGGTACAGATATTACTCTTGCTGCAGGTGGCGGCGGTGGTGGTGGTACATCATGGCAATCTGTCATAACTACAAACACTACAGCAGCTGCAGGACAAGGATTTTTTGTAAACACATCTGGTGGAGCAGTAACTTTAACTTTACCTGCATCTCCAACTCAAGGTGATGAAGTTTCATTTGTTGACTATGCAGGAACTGCAGCTACAGACAATATTACAATCGGCAGAAACGGAGAAAACATTCAAGGGTCCGCTTCTGATTTAATAATCAACACAAACAGAGCTTCAAATACATTAGTATATTCAGACGCTACTCAAGGTTGGCTACTAACCAATATATAATTAAGGAGATAAAATAAATGACAACTTATAGCTCAATGCAAAACTTGAAAAGTCCTAGCCCTTCAAGAAATTTAATATGGAACCCAGATCAAAGTAGTGAAAGTGAATGGGCTGACAGCTCTTGGGATACTTCTTCGTCTTCAGATAAAAGAATATTTAAAACTCTTGCTTGGAATTTGTCATCTAACAATATGACAAATGGTCAGATTAATCACCTTAATTTTCAAGGGGACAGCGGTATACCTAATTATCCAAAGGTTAATCCAGTTGAAATAAATAATAACCCCAACAACAATACTGTGAATTTTCGTACTGATAGTCACTTAGCATATCACACTGGATTTACCTTTGAAGATGCTGCTATGCAGGACCCTGATTTTGGTACTTCTTTAGGTTCACCAATGACATTTTCATTTTGGGTAAAATCCACTGTCGCTGGAACTTATGTAGTCGAACTATCAAGTAATACTTATTACACCTCAGGTTTTCCACCGAGCGAGTTTAGATATGCTTGTTCAAAACAATATACAATAAATTCTGCAGACACTTGGGAGAAAAAGACATTAACTTTCCCTGCATATTCTTCATCCAATATGGGTGATCAAGCATATGGTTTTATGTTCTTTGTACTTACTTTTTGGTTAGCAGGTGGAACAAATTACACTTCTGGTACATTAAATTCTTCTTACACAGATATATCTGCAGACAATACTGGAAGAGCAGTTGGTCTAAATTCAAATTTTGCCACAGCTGGAAACGGTAAATGGCACTTGGCTATGCCACAATTAGAATGTTCACCAGTAGCAACTCAATTTACTATTACATCCTCTAAATCTTTTAATGCAATTAAAAAGTCAGTTATTAGAACCGGTAACAGGATGCCATGGCCAGGTGGCGTAATGGGTGATTTCAGTAGTGCTTCACAGTCTTATATAGTTCAACCATTCGGTTCACTAGGAACTGGAAATCCTAATTTAGGATTTTTGCAGACTAAAAAGAATTTCTTCTTTGATAAAAACTTGAATCTTAGGAATAATACTAATTACAATTTAGGAAATAACAGACTTTATAAAAATGAGAGTGGAGATAGTTCTTCTAGTGCTACTACTGTACAAATGCTGACTAATGACACATTTAGATTAACAAGTCAATTACCAGGAGTTAATAGAGGTGCAATGTTAGCTGTTTATGACCAAAATATGATGTGTAGTGCATACTTTTTTGATTTAACTGAATAGGAGAAAATAAAATGATAAATATAGAAAATGCAGATAATGATAATATAGATTCATCAACTTTCGTTGTAGTTTTTGCAACAGAAGATAACCAAACATTAACAATTAGTAGAGATGGTACTGATATTCATACAGCTACTCTTAACTTAAATGAAAGAGTAAATATTATAAAACTTGCACAAGATACAATAACTATAGATAATGCTTTAATTAAGGGTACGAATAATTCAGGTGAATTTGTAACTTATAGACGAGTTGAAGACGATTTAATCAGAGCATACCAAATTAGCTAGTGCCTAGAAAAGGTATAACAACATGAGTTTTTTTAAAAAAATCGAAAAAAAATTACGTGGCGTAAAAGACAAAATTGTTGATGATATAATACCTAACGAATTAAAAAGCGGTGCAAAAGCAAAAGAATCAATTCGTAAATTAATTCCTAATGAATTAGCAGACATTGCAGTCAAAGCCGCTCCATTTGTTGCACCTTTTAATCCAGGTCTTGCAGCTGCAATGCGTGGTATTGGTAGATTTGATCAAAGAGGAAGTATTAGCGATGCGTTAAAACAAGGTGCCATGATGTATGGCGGTGGTAAACTAGTGGGTATGATTCCAGGGACGGGGAATTATTTTGGTCAAGGTTTAGAAGGTGCTAAAGCTTTAGGTAGTGATACTCTAAGTGGAATCACAAGTTTATTTCAAGGCGGTGGTAAAAACGCTGCTACAGACATTTTAGGGAAAAGCAATGGACCATTGTATGATCTTTCAGGAATGGGAACAGGTGGTGGAGAAATTACCGGTGGTGGAGGAATTAAAAGTTTAGGTAGTAAAATACTAGATTACGGAAAAGAATATGCTTTTGGTGATGACAAAAAATTTCAAATGGGAGACATCGGAAGATTTTTAGGTGATCCTGGTAAGACAATACCTTTAACAATGATTGCTTCTTATATTAAAGAAAAGTTTTTCCCTGATGAAGATCAAGATAGTTACGATGCTAAGTTTGCAGAGGCTATGAGAAAAAGAGGAGAAAATGTTGAAGGTTATTTAAGACAGTATGGACCGTTTGATCCTAGAAGAGACCCTACAAAAAATCCTTATACACAACAAGAAAGAGATCAGTATGCTAAAGATAAAACTATAGAATACAGAAACTTTGCAGCAGACGGTGGACTAATGAGTGTTCCAAGAGAGAATTATTTTTTAGGTAGTAAAGCGGTTACGTATACAGTTAATCCAAACCCCGATTTTGAAAAAGCATCAGCAGTAACTCCTGATGATATTTTAAATGTATTTAAAGCAAAATTTGATAGCGGTGATTTCTTTAAAAGTAGAAATCCTTTTAAGAGAAAATCAGTTGTAAACACTTTTGAACCTCAAAACTACACTGGTAATGCTCCAGATCCGGAAGATGTAATTAAAATTTTTGAAAGTAAAATGGGTAACTCAAGTAATCCATTTCTTAAAGCATTGAAAAAATTTAGTCCTGATGGTGGTAGTAGAAAAATATCTGACAAAAAAGGGTTAGGTAAATTAATGGTTTCACTTTTAAGAGATGCAAACTTTGATAGAGAAGAAGTAGCTATGGGTGGTAGAATGAATTATGCTAGCGGATCAGAAGGAATTATGATGGCTTCAAACCCAGACCCTATGGATGAAAGAGATCAAGTTTTAGAAATGATGGCAATGCAAACATTTGGTAAACCTTTAAGAGATTTATCTGATGATCAAATTATAGAATTAGAAGAAATGTTTGATGATTTTATAAGTAGTGGTCAACCATTACCATCAGACCCTACAAAACCAATTAATCCTTTTGCACCTAAACCTACGGGTCCAGCTTTACCTGATAAACAAATGGCTTCTATGGATGATGATTACGTACAAGAATTTATGAGACTTGTAGATGAGTTTATGATGGATGGTTTCAGTCAACAAGAAGCAATTGAAGCAGCGAGAGACGAAATTGAAAGACAACGTACTAAATTCCTGGCAACAGGCGGTAGAGTAAATTACGCTTTTGGTACAGACACTCCTGAAGAAAACGCGATGCAAGCAGCGGGAATCGAGGGGCTAGATATAAATATAAACCCTAAAGGTATTACAGAATTAGATATGAGAGAAACAGGTGGATTTATTCCTCCTGTAGGTGTAAAAGAAAAAGAAGATGACATCCCTGCGATGTTATCAAATAACGAATTTGTTTTTACTGCAGACGCTGTCAAAGGAATGGGTGACGGGGATGTGGATAAAGGAGCTGAACGTATGTATAGTATGATGAAAAAATTAGAAAACGGAGGAAGAGTATAATGGCTATTCAAACAGGGGCATCTCCCGATTTAGAAGCATCACAAAAAAGGTATTTATCCGGTCTTAATTCATTAACTAATGTTCCAACGGATACATCTAAATTTGCTCCAGAAGTTCAGAGACAATCAGATTTTTCTATGGCAGCTCAGCAAGAGCTGGCAAGACAAGCAGGTTTAGGTGCAATAACTTTTGATGCTCAAGGTGGTGTAAAAAGTGTTGGCGCTGGTACAGGTGTTATGGGCTTTGAGCCTTACCTAAATCAAGCTGCTCAATATTCAGGACCAGATGCTTATCAACAATTTATGTCTCCTTATCAACAAGACGTAATTGATACAACACTTACAGAATATGATGTACAATCTCAAAGAGGAATGCAAGGTATTGCTGATAGAGCAGTATCTTCAGGAGCTTTTGGTGGTGGTAGAGAAGGTGTTGAAAGAGCAAATTATCAAACAGATTCAAATAGAAACAGAGCTGCATTACAAGCACAATTACTTGGTCAAGGTTTTGGTCAAGCACAAGCGGCAGCTGGTCAAGCATTTGGCCAACAATCACAACTTGCAACATTACAACCTGCATTAGCTGGTCAAACAGTTGCTGGTTTACAGGCGGCAGGTTCAAGTGATCTTGCGTATAGACAAGCCGGTGAAGATGCAAGAAGACAAGCTGCAAGACTAGCAGCATATGAGCCATATGAAAGAACAAGTTATTTAGCTTCTGGATTAGGTTCACTAGGTGGAATGACTACGCCACTATCACCTGCAATGACAGGAATGTCATCACCTCAAATGAGTCCTTTACAAACTGCTTTATCTCTAGGAACGACTCTTGGAGGAATTTACGGGTCGATAAAATAATGCAAAATATTTTTAAAAGACCTATGTTTAGAAAAGGTGGTTTAAGTACAACCAACAGAGTAGGTTATAGTGAAGCTGGATCAGCTATTGCTGATGCAAAAGAATTAATGAAAATTGAAAACATGAGAGATCCTTTCTTACCTTTTGATATGAGCGAAGAAACAGAAACTGTTGAAGAAAAATTTCAACCAAGAAATAGAGAAGAATTAATGCGAGCTGCAATGCAAGGCACTGGCATAATGGATCAATTTATTAAACCTAAAAAAGATAGAAGATTAGCAAACCTTGCTTTAAGATTTGGTTCAGGTTTAGCAGACCCTAATTTAAGAGGAAGTTTTTTACAAAAAGTAGCACAGGCGGGAGCTGGTGCAGTACCAGGTTTAATTGATGAAACAGAAGCGATGGATAATTCAGCTGCTGGCATAGAAGCTTTAAAAATGAAAAGATTTATGGACATATATGATAGAGAAGAATTAAGAGACTACGAGAGAAGTTTAGATGAAGATGGTATCGATCAACAAGAAACAGCGTATATACAAAACTATAAATGGGTTACAGAATCTTTATATCCAGGGCGAGCCTTTGCTGAATTAGCAGAGGAAGAAAGACAAAACGTTAAGGATATGGTTGAGGGAACTGCAACAAATGATTCTGAAAGAAGAGAAAAATTTTTAAGTGATATATATAAAATTACAGAAGGGGCACCTGATATAAGAAATTATGAAGATGATCTTCAAGGATATGATTCAGCTGTTGCAAGGTATGACAATAAACGTCGTAAAAAAGCTAGATCAAAACAAATACACGATGGTTTATTCGCTTCTGGTAAAATAAAAAGTCTTGATATTTCAACTGTTGCTATTTTTGATAATCCAAATGTACCAGTTGAAGAAAATGTTTTATATGAAATAGCTATGGATATGAAAGCACCTGAAGGTGCTAGATATTTTTATAGAGACAGAGATGATGCAACAAACGTTCAACAAACTATTTATTTAGACTCTGGATTTAACCCTATAATATAAGGAGAATAGATGGCTTTAAGTCTTGAAGAAATCCTTAAAAAACAATCCGGAGAACCTATTGAATTAGAAGATACCATTGATATTAATAGTGGTGGTACTTTTACTCTTGATGAAATAATAAATAATAAACCTGCAACTCCCTCACAACCTGAAAAAAAATCTAATCAAACAGATGAGTCTTTGGACCCTGAAGCTGAAGACAATAGTAATATATCAGGGTTAACTGCTGCAACAGCTGGAATTATATCAGGTGCTATAAAAGTACCAGAAGGAGTTATATCATTAGCTGCTGATTTAATAGATTTAGGCTTAGATACAAACTCAGCTGCAAAGGTTGAACAATTTTTTGATACATTAAATCCTTTTGAAGAATTAGCACAGGAAAGAGCTATAGGTAGACTTACAGAAGCTTTAATTCAAATCGGGGTTCCAGGTGCTGTAGGTGCAAAAGTTGCAACTAAGCTAGCTACTAAAGCTTTAAATGCTAAAAAAACAGGGAACTATCTTAATCTAGGTAGTAAGAATGTTAGAAATGGACTTAAGGCAACAGAAAATTTAAATAAACTAACCGGAAGGCAAAAGTTTGGAGCAGTTGTTGTAGGCGGCTTGGCTGGAGAAACTTTTGTAGCTGACGTTGAAAAACTAGGAACTATAGGTGATGCGTTTGAGGCTGGTCCAACTCAACTAGATAGAAAAATTAGAGAAACTGAAAGAGATGATGCATCAAGAAGATTATTAAATAGGCTTAAATTTGGTTCTGAATCTTTATTAGTTACTCCAATTGTTTACGGATTAGGAAAAGGAGCATCAAAACTTCTTCAGAAAAAAGGTAAAGACCTTGCATATAGTGATGATGCTATTGAAAGAAAATTAGATAAGTTCGGTGGTATTTTTAGGTTTAGAGGAAACAAACCAGTTCAACAAGCTTTAGCAAAAGAACAAGAGTCAGCTAGTAAAATGGTGGACACTAGTTTTGCAATGGAACAAGTAAATAGAATAGATAAAGAAGTAAATAAAATTTTTCCTGAAACTAGGAAGATATTATTTGCAGCGAATACTGCACAAAGAAAACAGTTATACAAAGAGATGAATGATTTACTGTTTGAAGGTGATTTAGTTAAAGGATTGGATGAAGCTAAAACATTAGATTTTGTTGATATGTTAACTAAAAATGGTGCAACACCAGAAGGAGTTGAGGTAATTTTAAATGGAATAAAAAATAGTAGAAGTTATTTTGTTGATCTTTTAAAAATTGCTTCTGACAGTCCATCAGTTGGAGACCTTCCCAGAAATATGCAAGGAGAATTTTCTAGTTTATTGGGTAGTAGAGTTAAAGATAGTATAGCAAACACTTTTGAAATATTTGAAAATGCAGATGCAGGTTTATTACAAAAATATAAACCTACTAAAGATACTGTTGATAGAGTTGCTAATATTTTTATGAGATACGCTGCAAAAAATAATCAACCAATTACAAGATTACAGGCAGAATCTTACGTTGATGATATTGTAAGTCAAGCTCGTGAAATGAATCCTAAAAAAGACTCACTACCTACGTTTGAATATGTAAATTTAACTAAAGGAGCTGATACTCCTTATAATCTTAAAACATTTAGACAAACGTTAGAGAAAAACTTACCAGATGGTACAAAAGATTTTCGTGTCATAGGTAAAGGAAGTAAAGCGTTTAGACAATTATTCGGTGAAGTAGAAGACGCACGTCACTCTATATTTGCATCCGTTGCTAGATTATCATCTGTTGCTAGACGGGGGGAGCTTTTTCAAGATATGCTTGATGCAGATACAATGATTAAAAGTAGGGTTACAGCGCAAACTCCTGAAGGCGCTAGAGGTTTTTTTCACGCTAGTCCATTAGCTGCTAAACAAGCTTTTGGGTCAAAGACTCCAATAGTAAAAATGCCAGAAGAAATGAGTAAATACTTTCCAGATGAAAATATTTATACTTCAAAAGATATTGCAGAAGGTTTTGAAAGTGTAGCCGGACTTCAAGATTGGATGAGAGGTGAAGCAAAAGGTCAAGGTGCTTTAGGAAAAACAGCTGCTGCTTTATATAGATATGGATTACTTACTCCAAAAGCTGGTGCACAGTTTGCTAAAACTGTTTTATCTATACCAACTCACATAAGAAATTTTTTAAGCTCAGGTGCTTTTGCACTTGCTAATGGTACATTAATGACAAGTCCTAAACTTATTGCTCAGGCTATGAATGAAGCTAGAAAAACAGTTCAAGTAGGTATGAGACAACCTGAAGCTATGGCCAAGTACAGAGAGTATTTAGACTTAGGAATTGTAAACACAAACGTAAGACTTGGTGATATTCGTAATCTATTTAAAGATGTAAGATTTGGTGATGGTAACATTGCTACAGATAGTGTTTTAAAACCTTTATTAAATAATTTAGGTAAAGGGATAAGTAGAGGTGTTAAAAAAACTGGTAAAGCTTTTCAAGATGCCTATGTTGCTGAAGATGATTTTTGGAAAATATTTAATTTTGAAGTAGAACTTGCTAGATTAAGAAACGCATATGCAAAAAAAGGTTTACCTATTCCTCAGAATTTAAAACAAGAAGTAGCAGAGATAGTAAAAAATACAGTTCCAAACTATGCAAGAGTAGGTCAGTTTGTAAGAGGTATGCGTATGTCCCCTTTTGGTAATTTTATGTCATGGCCTTCTGAAATATTTAGAACTGGTTTTGGTATTTTTAGACAAGGTTTAAAAGAAATTAAAGACCCAGTTACAAGAGCAATAGGTATGAAAAGATTAACCGGAGCAACTTTTGCTACTGCTGTATTACCTTATAGTATTGTTGAAGGATCTAAATCTATCTTCGGAGTAACTAATGAAGAATCAGATGCGATTAATTATTTTGTTGCCCCTTGGTCTAGAGATTCACAAAAAATATTATTTAAAAATCCAACAAATGGAGATTTTTATTATATCGATTGGTCTAAAAATAATGTTTATGATACGCTTACAAGACCATTTCAAACAGTTTTATTTAATATTCAACAAGGTATTGAAGACGAAGAAGTATTAACTAAAGGTTTTTTAAAAGGAATATTAAATGCAACTGCACAAACTGCTTCACCTTTTATATCAGAATCTATTTATACAGAAGCGTTTCAAGATATATATTCTAGAAATGGAAGAACGAGAGACGGGAAACAGCTTTACGGAGACAGAACTCCAGAAATGGAAAAATATTTAATTATAACTGAACACCTTGCTAAGACACTTTTACCATCCACACAACCGTTTCAAAGAACTGCAAAAGCAATCACAGGAGAACCTGGAAAAGGAGCTGCAACTTATGAAATAGGTCCAGAGGTTGCAGGTATATTTGGTATGAGACCAATTAAAATTGACCCTGAAAGAAGTTTAGACTTCTACCTTGGAAGATTTCAAAAAGAACAATCAGAAGATAGAAAAAACTTTACATCAGGAAGATTTGGAGTTTTGAGTGGTGAAAGAAAAACACCTAAAGAAGTAGTTGAAAGATTCTTTATTGCGAACAAGACTTTATTTGAAACACAAAGAAATATGAAACAAGTATTAAATGCGGCTGAGACGTTAGGTTTAAAAGACAAAGACTTAAAAGATGTATTTGATAGAAGAAATATTTCTAAAAAAACTTTAAAAAGATTACTAAGAGGAAAGTTTAATGCCTTTGAAATTACAGATGGTATTGAAGAAAGATTTGAACGTAATGCAGAAAAAGGTGGGATAGAAAATCCGTTAATACCGGTCGAGTCTTTAATAAAACAAATGGTCAGAGACTTTGAAAATCAAAGTTTAGATAGTCCTTTACAATTAAATATAGAAAACTATTTACCTAGATTGATTGAAGGTCAAGGACAGCAATCGTCAATGACACCATTACCACCTACACCAATGCCGAATCCAGGTTCTTTTCAAACGCCGGTTCAACAAAATCCAATGATGGCTTCAGGTTTAACACCTGTAGAAGAATCATATTTATCACCAACAGAAAAACAAATAAGACTACGATCAAGAGGAATTAACAATGCCTAGAAAATCAGCATTAGAAAAAATTGAATCACATGAAAAGCTTTGTAGAATAATGCAAAAACAAACTTTTGAACAAATGAAAGAAATGCAAGAAAGAATTAAAAGATTAGAGTATTGGATTGTTGGAGGCATGGGAGCCGTGCTTATAATTTTACTTTCAGAATTTATATAATTAAATCCAAGATTTAATTTCTTCACCCATAATTTGACTAGCAATGTTTTGTTTTTTACGCAACGCTAAAACTATTCTATCATCAACTGTATCTTCAGAAATGATATCAATATAAGTCATTGGTTTAGTTTGACCAATACGATCTATACGAGCTTCTGATTGAGTTCTTTTTTCTAAATCATAACCATTAGAAAAATAAACCATTGTACTTGCAGCAGTCAATGTGATACCATAACCGCCAGTTTGTGTTGTACCTATAAAAAATCTACACTTGTCATCTTCTTGAAACTTCTTTATATTATCTTGTCTTTTTTCTTGAGGTGTTAATCCATAATAATCAACATAACTATCTTCACCATATTCTTTTGATATAGCATTTATAATTTTATTAATATCTCTTTGGTATTGAGCCCAAATAACAACCTTACCTTCAACCTGTTGTACAATATCTAATAGTTCATCAACTCTTTTACATGGCAAATCTTTTGTTGACCCATCATCAGCCACAAAGTGGCCACAAGTTATTTGATGGAGACGCATTAGTTGAGTTAATACAGTATTAGTAGTTAATACCTTTCCATCCAGGTGCGCTAGAGCAGTCTGTTTCATTTCTTTGTAAACTTTTTCTTGTTCTGGAGTCATTGATACAGTTCTTTTCATCCAGGTTTTTTTAGGTAAATCTAAACAATCTTCTTTTAAAACTCTATATGAAAAAGGTTTTAATTTATCTGAAAGCTCACCTAAGTTTCTATAACCAACTATAACTTGAACCGTTCTTGCACCTAAATTCATGTTACGCATGACAGCATATCTAGCTCTAAAAGTAAAAAAAGAATGATGTCCTAAAAGATACGGGTCTAAAAACTCACACTGAGAATATAAATCTAAAGGTGATTTAGTTATAGGTGAACCTGTAAGTATTCTTCTATACTTAGAATCTTTTGATATCTTTAAAATATTTTTAGTTCTTTTAGCTGAAGGGTTTTTAATAGTTGTAGCTTCATCAATAGCAATCATAGATTTATGAGAAGATAAAAATTTATCTGCAAACTCTAAACCTTTTTTAGTAGAGAAGGCTTCAACATTCATAATTAAAATATGAAGATCAGTCCCGGTTTCAAACAAAGTATTTAATTCTTTTAGTTTTGGTTTAGTGTGTGATGCAGTCCACAAAACAGTTTTCTTTTCAATATGATCTGCCATGTGTACCGGTATTTCAGAGTCGTACCAATTTTTATAAACACCTTTAGGTGCAATTAGAAGTAGACCATTTATTTCTCCTTTGTCATACAACATAGATACATTATCAATTAATACTTTTGATTTCCCTGTACCCATTTCCATAAAATAAGCATAGACTTCTTTGTCCCAAGACATTTCTAAGGCTTTAAGTTGATGCGCAAAAGGCTTTGTTTTAAATTTGTAGAACATAATATTTTATACTTTCTATTTATAAAATAGGATAAATTAGGATGTTTGTCAACTACTTATAATTAAATTTTTTGCAGTATTCGCTGTATTTTTCCATGGCGATTTGGCAAGCTTTTGGAAATTTAGTTTTCATATAATCTACAGTTGCGCTGTTAAGCCTTTGTTTAGCCCCTGGAATTTTATCTTTATCATCAACTCTTTTAATTTTTGATTTAAAAGTTTTCATTCTTTCCGCAAGGCCGGTAAGCCCTGTAATTTTTTGTTCTAAATTTTTTATATCTTCATCCAGGTTTTCAAATCTAATCATGTGGTCAATTATATAATCACCATTTATTTCATAAAATTTTTTAAATTCTTTTACAGGCGCTTGAATTGCATAATCTCTAAAAGATATATTCTGTAAATCAAAACCAAAAAAATAATAGTTAGATATAAGATAATCAATTGGATGTCTTACAATAGAAACTTTTGTATAAGAGTTAAAAACATCTTCACCTATTCTTTTTTTAATTTTTCTAGCTTCTATGTGATTATAATATCTCTGACTATTTGCTTCAAAAACACGAAGTATTGTTCCCATACCTTGATAACAATCATTATTCATAACATTACTAGATACTTGAAAATCAACATCTAATCCAATAATATGATCAAAATATTTAGCTCCGTTGTTTTCATTTTGAAAATGAATTTTATTTCTTTCTAAGCTAATTCTTTCATCTTCTGGGGTGCACATAGTTATTATATCTTCTGGACCACAATAATTTCTTAATGCTAATTCAAAAGATGTACCGGCTACTTTAATCGGTTTTATAAATATCAGTTTATGTTTGTGTGATATAATCATTGATTTCTTTCTAAAAATAGCTATACTAAATCAAAAGAGAAAGTCAATGACTAAAGTTTATTTAACTCAAGAAATACCAACAGATAGAGAAACCGGTAAACCCAAATATAATGTTATGGGTGCATCAAAGTATGGAGAAATAAAAACTCTATTACCTATGTATTCTCAAATGATACTTTCTCCTGGTCCATTAATACAAAAACTTAGAACACTTTTAAAAGATTACACGTCAGACGATTATCTTTTATTGTCAGGTGACCCTGCAACTATAGGTGTTATATGTTCAGTTGTGTCTGATATGACAAATGGAAAGTTTAAATTTCTAAAGTGGGATAGACAAGAAAAAACTTATTATCCAATAGAAATAGATTTATTTAAAAATTAGTATTGACAAAACAAAAGTCTAGGATTATATACAATCTATGAAAGGAATTGTATGAGTATAGATTATGAAGACGATAGATTAGAATCTGTAAAGCAAATTGATGCTGCAGCTTCTTTATCTAATAAAGTTATTGAATTAAAAAATATTGAAGACGAAATTGAAAACGCAGAAAAAAGTATTTCAAAATTAAAAGAACAGTCTAAAGTATTATCAGAGGTAGAAATACCTAAGATGATGCAAGAGATGAACATTACAAAATTAAAGCTTAAAGATGGTGAGTCTATAGAACTTAAACCATTTTATTATGCTTCTATTGCAAAAGGCAGAAACGAAAGTGATTCTGATTTTTTAGATAGAAAGGATAAAGCTTTTACATGGCTTCGAGATAACGGCCTAGGTGATATTATTAAAAATGATATTACCGTTACCTTTGGTCGGGACGAAGATAACAAGGCACTGCAATATGCAGACCTTGCAAAGAGTAATGGCTTTGAACCAATTCAGCGCGAAACGGTTCATGCTGTAACTCTTAAAGCGCTAGTCAGAGAGCGTCTTGAGAATAATCTTGAGATGCCTTCTGACATTTTTAAAATCTACGCGGGTAACAGTACAAAAATCAAAAGGAGATAAAATGGAAACGAGTAACGAGAAACAAGTAACTATAAAAAAAGAAAATCTGCCTTCAGATATTTTATTTGAAGCGGATGCAGCACAAGGTTTAGAAAACGTAAGAACAGAAAATCTGGCTTTACCAATTCTAAAACTTTTACAAAACGGATCTGGAGAAGCTCAGAAGCGTAATCAAAATTACGTTGAAGGTGCTGAACCAGGAATGTTCCTAAACACCGTGACTAAAAAATGTTATAACGGTGCTGAAGGAATAGAGGTTGTACCCTGCTATTACAAACTTGAGTTTCAAGAATGGGCAGACTTTGGTACAGGTTCAGGAAGACCAGAAAATATTTTTGGTCATGATTCTGATATTTTATCTAAAACAACTAAAGATACTGGAGGTAAAGATCGTCTTGAAAACGGTAATTACATTCTAACAGTTGGTCAACATTTTGTTTTAATTGTTGATGGTGCAAATACAGAACCTGCATTAATCTCTATGAGTTCTTCTCAAGGTAAAGTGAGTAGAAAATGGAATTCAATGATGGCTTCAATTACACTTGAAGGCAAAAATGGTCCTTTCACTCCTGCTACTTACAGTCATAAATATGTCCTGTCTTCTGTACTTAACAGTGGAAAAGGTAATCAATGGTATGGCTTTAATGTTGTAAGCGGTGCTATGATTGATAACGCATCACTCTACGAAAGAGCGAAAAAGTTTCACAACTCATTCGCCGGCAAATAGTGTGAAAAGTGGGCGCCTAGGGGAGACTCAAAGCGCCCATGCAATCGACAGACAGGACAGGACATGACAGACATATTAAAAAAATTTAAAAGTATATTTGAAGGCTTAGACATAGCTAGAGGTGAGACTCGTAAAACAGGTGAGGTATCTGCAAAAGGTAAAAGCATTACTAGGTCTAAAACAATTACTGAGCCGCCTACAGATAAAATGTGGCAAGATCATTTAAAAGGAACAGAACCTGCATTAGGTATAATTCCAATAAGAAGAGACAATACTTGTATATGGGGATGTATTGACTGGGATGTATATCCTTTAGATCACAAAGAAATAGTAAATGATTTAAAAAAGAAAAAAATACCACTAACAGTATTTAGATCAAAATCTGGTGGTGCACATTTATTTTTATTTACAAAAGAACCTGTGCCTGCAGTTATGATGAGAGATAAATTAAAAACATATGCTTCAGCTATTGGTCATGCAAGAGCAGAGATATTTCCAAAACAAGAAAAGATAAATATTGATCGTGGTGATGTAGGTAGTTTTTTAAACTTACCTTATCACAACTTAGAAAATACAGTTAGATATGCATTCAATAATAATGGTGAACCAATATTAGATATCGAAACGTTTTTTGAACACTATGAAAAAAATGTTTTAAGTGTAGATCAATTTAATAATTTAAAATTAAAAGAAACAGAAGAAGATGATTTTCTTGAAATGCCACCATGTTTAGTTACGCTTTTATCTGAAGGTGTTGGTGAAGGAATGAGAAATGAAACTATGTATAATGTAGGAGTGTACGTAAAGAAAAGATTTTCTGAAGACGATCTTTGGAAAAAGAAAATGAATCATTACAATTTAAAATATTTTAAACCACCTATCAATGCATCAGAACTTGTTAAGACTCAAGAGTCATTAGATAACAAAGATTATTTTTATAAATGTAAAGATGAACCTTTAGTATCTTTTTGTAATTCTAAACTGTGTGTAACAAAAAAATATGGTGTAGGTGATGATGATGCACCGGTACAAACTATATCTGCAATCAGAAAATATAATTCGGACCCACCATTATTCTTTTGTGATATTGATGGACAAACAGTAATGGTTGAAACTGCAGTTCTTCACGAGCCAGATAAATTTTCAATGGCGTGTTTAGAACAAATTAATAGACCACAAATGCCTATGTCTAAAATTATATGGCGTAAGATGTTAATAAAACTCTTACAAGAAAAACAAGAGACAGATCTAAAAGCTACTGAAGATTTAAAAATAGATAATCAATTAAAAGAATACATGGAAGACTTTGTAAATAAGGTTAGAGGTAAAGATATAAATGACATTCAAAGAGGTGTTGCGTACAGTGATGATAATTATAGTTATTTTAAAATGAAAGATTTTTGGAAACATTTGGTAAAAAATAAATGGCCAGATAAAAGATATCCAAAACATGTAGTAGTACAAAAACTACAAACTCAATTAAAGATTAAAGAGGATTATCCAAAAATAAACGGTAAATCAGTGCGTTGCTTTAAGATGTTAAAGATTGTATCTGTTGAACCAGAGAAAGCAAAATATGAAAGTCAGGAGCCATCGTGGAAAAGAAAAATAGAACAGTAATACCTGGACCACCAGGAACCGGTAAAACGTATAGATTATTAAACCACTATATGGCCAAAGAAATAAAAGAAAATAAAACTGATCCTAAAAAAATTTGTTACATTACTTTTAGTAAAGCAGCTGCAGAAGAAGCTACTGAAAGATTTGAAGAATTATTTCCTAAAGAAAAACTTGGATATATAGGAACTATGCATGCATTAGGTGTAAGAGAATTAAATATAGATGTAAGTGCAAAACTATTAAGAGGTAATAGTCAATGGAATCAATTTAAACTTTATGAACCAATGGCAGCTAAATTAAATACTGATATTAGTATTGATTCAACAACTGGTAAAACTAGATTTAAGGATCCAATTTTAACTACAAGAGATTATGCAAAAAATAAAAAAATATCTTTGAATGAGGCTGCAATACAAAAAGGTATGGCAGGTTGGTCAGATATACATATTGCAGAAAAAATAGATGATGCACTAACGCAATATAAAAAAGACACAGGAGTCATAGAATTTTATGACATGATAGGTTTGTTTACGGATAAGATAAAAACTAAAGATAGTTTTTATGATGTTATATTTTTAGATGAAGCTCAAGACTTAAACGCGTTGCAATGGGATATGTTTTTTGAATTAGAAAAACTAAGTCAAAGATCTTTTATTGCTGGTGATGATGATCAAACTATCTACGGGTTTCAAGGTGCTGATGCATCTACATTTATAAATCTAGAAGGAACTATCGACGAACAAGTTAAATCGAGACGAGTACCTAGAAGCGTGCATCGAGTGGCTTTAAATATATTAGATAGACTCAATGAACGTAGGACAAAGAATTGGGAAGCGAGAGACGAGGAAGGTGAAGTCAATTACGAAACATCATTAGAAAACATAGACTTTTCAAAAGGTAAATGGATGATACTCGGTAGAACCAATAAACTTTGTGAGAAAGCAAGGGACCATTTGTATATGAAAGGTTTAAGGTATGAGTTTGTAGGTGATAAATACTTAGATAAAAATTCTATGTTAGCATTTTCCACCTGGAAAAGATTAAACAACGGTGCAAGTATTGATTCAAAAGATGTCAAGGTAATGTATTCTTTTTTAAAAGTAAAACTAGGTCATCTACAAAGAGGTTTTGCCAGCGGTAAAACTTTAGACAGTGTTTTTTCTGTGACTCTAGAAGAACTAAAGAAAGATCATGGCTTACTTGTTGAAGGTAGTTGGGAGCATCTTGACTTTGATGAAGATACAAAAGTTTTTATGAAACATTTGATACAAAATAATTATGATCTTATGAAAGAAGCTGACATAAAGATAATGACTCTACATGGATCGAAAGGAAAAGAATGTGAGAACGTAGTTTTATTTACAGATTTTGGTGCAGATGAATATCAAAGTAATTTTATTGAAGGTGAGTTTGAAAAATCACCAGATAATGAACATAGATTATTTTTTGTAGGTGTCACACGTGCTAAACAAAGACTTTATTTACTACAATCAGAGGAGGGTACAGGGTATGTCATATAAATCACTAGACAAACAAGTTCAGGGGAATCACTATCAAGATTTTAAGATTCAACCAGCAGAGTTTGTAAATCAAAACAAGTTGCTTTTTGCAGAAGGTAACGCTATAAAATATATCTGCAGACATTCTAGGAAAGGAAAACACTACGATATTAAAAAGGCAATACATTATTTAGAAATGATTCTAGAAAGGGATTATGGAGAATTTATTTAACGAAGAAATGTGGAACTCACCAGACGAATTTAAAGATTTAAGTAGTTATAAATACATAGCAATTGACTTAGAGACAAAAGATCCAAACCTAAAAAAGATGGGTTCAGGTTCTGTAAGAGGTGATGGTGAAATAATTGGAGTAGCTGTTGCGGTAGATGGTTGGTCCGGATATTATTCTTTTGGTCATGAGCAAGGTAATTTTTTTGCTAAAGAATCTGTAATGAAATGGGTTAAAAGTATTTGTGCTTTACCGTGTCCTAAAATATTTCATAATGCAATGTATGACGTATGTTGGTTAAGAAAATACGGCGTAAAGATAAATGGAATTATTGTAGATACAATGATGATGGCGGCTGTACTAGATGAAAACAGGTTGTATTACTCATTGAATTCATTATCTTTTATAGAATTAGGTAAGGTTAAGAATGAAAAAGCTTTACAAGATGCAGCAGACAAAGCTGGCATAGATGCAAAATCTGAAATGTATAAACTCCCTGCATCAATGGTTGGAGCATATGCTGAAGCGGATGCTGAACTAACTTTACAATTGTTTAAAAAATTTTCAGGTCAAATAAGAGATCAAAACTTACAAAGAATATTTAACTTAGAAACAAGTTTGTTTCCTATGTTGGTAGATATGAAATTTAAGGGCGTTCGAGTAGACGTCGATAAAGCGATTCAACTGAAACATGTGCTAGAGAAAAGAGAAGGGCTATGCCTTGCAAAAGTGAAGCAAGTAACAGGAGTAGAAGTGCAGATATGGGCAGCAAGATCGATCGCCAAAGTATTTGACAACCTTGGACTACCTTATTCCAGAACTGCAAAAAGTAACGCGCCATCATTTACAAAAGCTACACTAGAAAACCATGAAAATCCAGTGGTAAAAAACATTGCAGAAGCTAGAGAATTAAACAAAGCGCACACAACTTTTATAGATACAATATTAAAACATGAGCACAATGGACGTATTCATGCTGACATAAATCAATTAAGATCAGACGCAGGTGGAACTGTAACCGGACGTTTTTCATATTCTAATCCAAACTTACAACAAATACCTGCAAGAAACAATTTGTTAGGTCCTGCAATTCGTGGTCTATTTATACCAGAACAAGGTTGTGATTGGGGTTGTTTTGACTATTCACAGCAAGAACCAAGATTAGTTTTACACTACGCAGCTGAACACCCTATCTTAAAAAATTCTGAGTCTGTAACTGAAATGGTTTCTAAGTTTAATAAAGACCCCAAAATGGATTTCCATGGAATGGTTGCTAAACTTGCAAACATAAAAAGAAAAGAGGCTAAGACTATTAACTTAGGTTTATTTTATGGAATGGGAAAAGCAAAACTTCAGCAGTCTTTAGACTTAGAAAGTAAAGAGGAAGCTGATAAACTTTTTAATAACTATCATGACAGTGTACCTTTTGTAAAAGGTTTGATGGATGCAACTATGAGAGATTCACAGAGAGACGGAGAGATTCAAACCATTGCAGGTAGAGTTTGTAGATTTGATAAATGGGAAGAAGCAAGGTTTGCTCCAGGAGAATTAAGAGCACCTATGACCTATGAAGAAGCTAGAGGAAAATATGGTGAAGATAGAATTAGAAGAGCTTATACTTACAAAGCTTTAAATAAATTAATACAGGGTTCTGCGGCAGATATGACCAAGCAAGCTATGTTAGATTTATATAATGAAGGTATTACACCACATATACAAGTACATGATGAACTTGATATATCTGTTGAATCAGAACACCAGGCTCAAAAAATTATTGCAATTATGCAAGATGCAGTTAAACTTTCTGTCAAAAATAAAGTTGATTATGAAAAAGGCCCTACATGGGGTGATGTAAAATGAGGAGTAATTATGGCTTATCTAAACGCAAACATACCAACTATTTACGCACAAATTAGGAAGGAATATTTATATGATCTTAAAAAAGGCCATGGAGAAGTTGAAGAGTGTATTATCTTTGGCATTACTAGTATGGGGGGCCGTGCTATACTATTTCACGCTCTTATGGGTAACGGTGCAATATTTTATCGCCTGCCAATTAGCGCGTTTATTCAAAAGGGATTTGAACCATCCGGAGTGCCCACAAGAAGACTTGATGAATTGGAGCTTTGGAATTGTTTTTCTTACTATCCTACTATCACTCATTGGTCTATTTTAAGCGCAGCTTCAGGTTATTATTTTGGGAAAGATAAAAAGAAACACTATGGTGCATATTTATTTACTATTGACTGGGCTCACCCAGATGCTAATATACTAGATACCGACCATTCGGAAATACCGCACGAACATAAGTGCGCTCACATAATTGCCTTAGATGATGGCAATTTTGCAGCACAACCTAACAATAGATGTATATGGGATTTACCTTCTTTCACTGTGAAAGATAATATTCCTGACTGGAAAGTGCAAACTAACGAATGGAACGTAGAAGATAGCGGAGCTTGGCGTACAGAAGATACGGATAAGTTCTTCTATGAAATAGAGGAGAAAAAAAATGATTAAAAAAACTTTAAAATGGGTTTGGAATATAATTTGCTGGCCCTGGAAAAAATTTATAAAGTGGGTTTGGTCTAGTTAAATGACCACTTGCAAGACATGTTTTCATCCTTGTCATTGCGGTGAAGATAATGATCTTCACGCAGATGAATATGGTGTGTGCACCTGCGAAAAGTGTACTTGCAAAAGAACGTACAAAAAAGAAAAAGATCACAGTACGGACATAACATACGAAAATGAGTAACAAACCATTAAAAATATCAGAAGAGGCTGCAGTTCAGATGCCTATGAAGACGGTTGCCAGTTTGATTGGGTTAGTAGCAATCGGCACCTGGGCATACTTCGGTGTTATTGAAACGCAAAACACACATAACACAAGATTACAATTAATGGAATCTGATCTTGAAAAAAATACTGAATTTAGAATCAAATGGCCAAGAGGATTAATGGGTTCATTGCCCGCAGATTCTGAGCAATTCATGTTGATTGAGGATTTGTATAAGGCCACGGAGAAATTAACTAAGAACCAAGAAATGAATACAAGTAACAAATTAAGAATAGAGTTTATGGAAAAACAAATTGAAAAAATGTTACATGATATTGAGAAACTAAAAGATAAGGTAAGAGAAAATGGAAACAGTCATCAGTAGCGTAGTTGCTCTTTGTATGTTTATAGCAGGTGAATTAAAAGAACATAGAATACAGCAATCAATGAGCGATTGTTTAAAAGGAAAAAGACTTGCAGAACGTGAGCAAAATGTTAATGTTCAATATATGTGTGGAAAGGTAGAAGCAGAACTCGAGTCGAACATCGATGGATCAAAATCTATTAAAAAAATTATCAAAGAAAAATAATGAACCTTTCACAAAATTTTACTCTTCAAGAGCTGATCAAATCAGATACAGCTATACGTAAAGGTATAGATAATAATCCTAATAGTGATCAAGTAGAAAAACTAAAAGCATTATGTGAAAATGTATTGCAACCGGTCAGAGATCATTTCGGAAGAGTCAAGGTCACGTCAGGATATCGTAGTGAAGAGTTATGTGAAGCAATCGGTAGCTCTAAAAAATCGCAGCATGCAAAAGCTGAGGCTGTTGACTTCGAATGTATAGGTGTTGACAATGCTGAAGTAGCTGACTGGGTCCATATGAACTGTGAAACAGATCAATTGATTCTTGAGTTCTATACTCCAGGAGAACCCAACTCGGGATGGATACATGCAAGTTATATACCATATCAGCCAAGAAGACAGTTCATGCATGCTTATAGAGAGGAGAAAAGAGTTAAATACAAACCAATTATAGGTAAAGCAAAAGATTTAGTATGAGTATAATAGATAAGAAAGCAATAAAGTATTTTCAAAAAATAGATACAGTACATGGAGTATGTGAGGAATGTGAGGAAAAAGCAATTTTAGTTGCTATTGTTACAGATTTTTATAGATGTACTAACTGTGGCCATGATACAAAACAACATATTAATGGAAAAATTAGATATATTAAATTAGATGAATCTGATAAGAAATGGATAAAAGATAATTATATTGAATAATGGCTAGAAAGTTTAAATCATTTGAGACAAGAGATAAGCCTAAAAAACGTGGGCCTCGAAAACATAAGAAATCATTAAATAAAAACGAGAAAAGACAGAAACGGACCCGACGTTATAAAGGCCAAGGAAAAGGATAATTTGTCTCTTATACCTAAAAGTTTTATTTTTGTAAAAAAATACAATAATATCAATAGTTTAAAAGAAAAAGTCTTGTCGTATACAAAAGAAGACTGGCATAAATACGACTATAGACAAAAAAATTATATAGTCCACATGAATACAAAAACCATACCTTTGATATGGAATGAAATGGACAAGCACAATCAAAGAAATTTAGAAAAAGACAATAGAAAGTTTTGGCCTGAAGCAGAAAAATATAAAACAGAGTTAGATTCTCTTTCACAAATTTTTACAGATAAATACGGTGAAGGTTTTATTACAAGCGCATTGTTGATTAACCTACCTTCTAGGTCTATCATTGGTCCCCATGTAGATAATCAAGATGCTTATTTTGATCTTGTTAAAAGAACTCATTTAGCTATTATCACTGATGATGAAGTAAGATTCATTGTAGGTGGGGAAGATAAAAATATAAAAGAAGGTGAGATATTTGAAATTAATAATAATCAAAAACTTCATGAAGTTAAAAATAATTCTGAAATAGACAGGATTCATTTATTAGCTGATTGGCTAACTATAAAAGGAGAAAGAAATGAGTGAGAAGAAAATAATATTAAAAGCAACAGGAGCGACTCAAAAACAATGGGGCGTACTTATTCTTGAACTTAATATACTAAAGAAAGCGTGGAAGAGTTATGGAGTTGATATTGACCTATCGGGTCATGGAGTTAAATCTATAATACAGAAAGGTACAAAAATATATGAATTTAGAGGAGCTGACGAAAAAACTAAGCGAACTAGCAGTTCTATATAATAAAACTAAAAAACTTAAGTATAAAGAAAAATGGTATAAGCTACTTAAACAGGTAGTTTAGGTTTTCTTGGTGGAACAATAATATCTGGAAGTCTTATCTCTCTACATTCAAATTTGATAACAAGTTTATTCTTTTCAATATGGTTTGCATCAACATTTTCAAGTTTTTTTAATTCCATAAAAGTTTTTTGAGCAACTCCATATCCATTTAATGCACAATCATAATGGGTTTTAAATTCATTCTTCACTGAAAAATGACTAGAGGGACATTGCCCTGTAACCATGGAACATAAATGTAGTACAATTATAAATTTAGTCATTGACTCCTGTTGTAATTTTAATATATAATCCTATATGTCAGAAATAACTTTGAAAGGATATAACAAATGACAGATATAAGCAAATACAAAAGTATAGCAATCGATCATGACTGCTATAATAAATTAACAAAACTATCAAAACATCTCGCACCTAAGCATGCCAAATTGTCTAGGGCACAAGTCGTAAGAGTATTAGTCGAAGAGAAAGTGGAGAAGTTAAATGGCAAACTTAGATAAAGAAATCTGCCCCGTTTGTAACGGTAATGGATATGTATTATCTGGCGAGACATTTTATCAATGTAGTTACTGTGAGTCTCAAGGCGAGATACCTGTCCGAGAAACGAGTGTCGAGGAGCTGCAGAAAGTAATTCAAGAACTTCAAATACATAGAGGGGTGTTGCAAGCGAAAGTAAAACAACAATCTTCTAAAATTGCAGAACTTGAAAACTATTTAAATGTTCAAGAGTTTAAAAAGAATTCTTTACAATGATATCGGAAATTGATTGCGCATACATTGCAGGACTCTTTGATGGTGAAGGTTCAATACACATAAGACGTGGTATTGAAAAAAAGAAAAAACACAAAGGTAAACCTGGATATAGATTATCTAATTCTATGCGTATTAGTATGGAGATTACGATGACAGATAAATCTGTTTTAGTTTGGGTCCATGAAGTATTGGGTGTAGGTACACTCACACCTAAGAAAGTAAAAGGAAATAGAGTTGATGGTACGCCCTATCTTAACCAATATAGATGGCGTTGTACGTTTCGTGATGCTTATCGTGTGTGTTGTATGCTTTGGCCTTTTGCTCATACAAAACTACCTAAGATACAAGAAGTAATAGATCATTACTCAGATAGTAATATAGTTGATCTAACAGAATACAGAGTAGCAAAGGAGTTAGACCTTTGAACTGTTGGCATTGTAAAACAGAATTAATATGGGGTGGCGACCATGATACAGAAGATAATGAGGACTATGATATTGTCAGTAATTTATCGTGTCCTAATTGTCATTCAGCGGTTGACGTGTGGCATCCATCAGAGAAATTAATAGAGGAGTATAAAAAACATGAAAACGATAAGTAATAAAAGATGGAACAAGAAATACGGGTTTAGATCAAAAAGGAGAAAGAAATGAGTAGAGTGGTTCAACATCAAGATTATTATGATTTGTCTGGTACAAATTTTAATTTTTATACAGAAAAACAAATAGAATTAGCTGCTGTTAATAATTTAAACACAGGACTAATGTTATCAAATAATAGAGAATATTTTGAAAAACATCCTTTTACACCTTTTAATAGCCAATACCATCCTTTTGATGCTTACAATGATCATTATTTACTTGAGATAAAAAGAACAAGTAAAGATAGAAGTCTTTGTTATAAATGGGGTTATGATTTTGATCAAAGCAAGTTTAAAAGAATGAGAGATTATTGGTGGCAAAACTCTAATAAACAAATATTAATACTGGTGTTATTTGGAGTTAGAACATGGGAAGATAGAGATGAAATAAAAAATTTCATGAATTTAAATTGTAAGGGGGTTTTATATCCTGTTCCTATAAAGAAAAATACTTATTTAGAAAGTATAACAAGATATGATGTTAAAAAAATATGGTTATCTGATGATATATGTTACCCAATTTTTGATTATCATGATGCTACCAGTTTTCCTGAACCGGTAGACGGATGGTTTGAACGACATTTTACAGGGGAGAAAGCAACAGAGTGGCTCGCAGAATCATTTGGGAGAGCATTAGAAAAAGAAAAAGAAGATAAATTTAATATTCCAACCAATGAGGAAGTAATAAATTCTTTACCTGAACATCAAAAATTTAATTTAAAGGAGGAAAAATAATGATTAAAAACGGACTAACAATAAAAGCTTTTTACAAAGGGAAAGAAGTTAAAATAATACAATTACAAAATTTAAACTTTTTTTTCAGTGGGTTGGCTACTTTAAGTAGTAAATGGAAAATTGAGCCTTTTAAAAAATTATGGGAAGACTGTGAGGATGATTTAAAATATGACGCCATGACAATTTTTATTGGTTTATTGTATAAAGATATGTGTACTAAGAGGGGTTGGGAAGTAAATTATAAGAGATTTAAAAACGAAATGCTTTTAAAAAATAAATATCCAAAAGTATTTATGTTAGACTCAGATTATTTAACAATACCTAAAAATAAATTTGATAATGCATTTAGATTGCTAGAAAAATGTGGTTTTATAAAACAAGGATCTCATCCTAGTTATGTTCAATTAAGACATAGCGGTTGTGATTATAATAGAAAATTAGGTAATTATCTTTTTAACACTGAATATGCTCAAAGATCTATTGAACGTAATACTCATTATTTTGGAGATCACACAAGCCACGATCACTACGAAGCTTTTCAAGAAAGAAAACAAATCAACAATAGGACTTTAAACTAATGAAACTAAAAGATAATATAACACTGACTGAAACAGTTGAGAAGTTAAACAAAAGAAATGTTAAGTTACTAAAACAAATCAAAGCTCATGAAGAAGAAGTTATAGAACTGAATGAGTATATTGATTCCTTAGAAGCAACGATTGCAGACTACAAAAGAAGATTTGTACCTGACTTTGATATGCTTGCAAAAGGTGGTGAGTCGGTCCCAATATCTGATTTAAAAGTTATGTCAGACAAAGCTAAACGTTCTATGGCAAAAAGATTCCTTAAAAAATATGGTGAGGAATGGGTTAGAATTAATATCTTGGAGAATGAGGATTTAAAATAAGCGCCATGTCAAAACAAGCTGAGATAGGTAAGAATTGGAGCCTGCATTATAGAAATTTATATGAGCCAAGAATTAAAAGACTTACGGTACGCTACAATGAACTATATGAAGAGAACCAAAAAATGAAAAGAAGATTAGAAAAGTTTGAGAAATCTAAAAGAATGGTTTTATATTATAATAAGAAAGGTAATGCTAATGAAGTGGAATAAAAAATTTATCTACCCAACATCAACTAGGGCTCTGTTAAATAATGAAAGAGTCTATGACGTATCTCAAGAAAAGTTACCGAGTGTTACAACTATATTATCAGCAACTCAGCCTCAAGATAAGTTAGAATCTTTGGCTAAATGGAAAGCTAAGGTTGGAGAAGTTGAAGCGGATAGAATTAAGAATACTGCAGCTAATAGAGGAACTATCATGCATAGCATTTTAGAGGGTTATATACTTGAAAAAGAGGTGCTAGACATGACTGAGGCGGGCGTACAAGCTCATTCGATGGCTAAAACGATCATCGATAAGGGTTTACCTGATTTAGAGGAAATATGGGGCTCTGAGGTGGTAGTAAGTTATCCTGGACTATATGCCGGTGCAACTGATCTAGTTGGGGTTTATATGGGGCGTGATAGTATAATAGACTTTAAGCAATCTAATAAACCTAAACGTATCGAGTGGATAACTGATTATAAGTTGCAGATGGTGGCCTATGCGATGGCTCACAACTACGTGCACGGCTCTGAGATCGAGCAAGGAGTTATATTGATGTGTACTCCTGATAATTTTTTTCAACGATTCATAATCAATGGCTCCGAGTTTCGAGCACTTAGTCACGAGTGGCTGGCCCGAGTTGATGCTTATTACAAGGTTCGAGCAGCTAGAGGCGAGAGTCGAGAAACGGGGAAAAATGAGTAAAATTAATTTGTGGAACTTTTGTGGAAACCACGAAAATTTTGTGGAAAAAGGGTTTTACTTTAGAATGATTCTAAACTTTAGGCCAAAATCTGCGTCAGAATGTGCCATTTTCCACATTTTCCACATTTTTTTTCGACGAAATGTGGAAGATTTTGTGGAACTTTTATCCAATGATTTCAAGTACTTAAGGGTTGTTTTTATGATTTCCACATTTTCCACAGCGTTTCAGAAATATTTTCAGAATTTTTATATTTATATATATTTATATCTTATAGAGTGGAAAGGAATCAGCTATGAATAAAAAATCAAAATACAGACATGTAATGCTTAAAAAGAAGAAATATTACTTCTACAAAATAACATGGGTTGATATTTTAGGTGATAGCGGGCATGCTACGGCCCATGAGTTTAGTGGTATGATGCCTTCAGTAATGGTAACTAATGCTTACCTATATGAAAGAGATAACAAGTGTATAAGAACGTTTGCCAGTTATGATGAGGCCGATGGTTTATTCTCTGACCGAAATGTATTTCCTAAAGGTTGTATTGTTAAGATGGAAAAAATATTATTGTAATGAAGGTTCTGGCTCTTCTGGAATGGGTTCTTCAAGTGTCTCTTGCTCTATTTCTTCTATGGTTTCTATTTCATCTTCCGGCTCTGATGATAGCTCTATTTGCGGTTGTTCTTCTGTAGAGTGACCTTCAATTATTTTTGAATGGTCTTCCACCATTTTTTCTAATTTAGACATTAACTGATCTCTATCAAGATCATCAATCTTACCAGTCTTAATCATTTTTCTGTCAATGTAATATCCGGCAACCTTCCCTCTAGCTACTTCCATATTACCCGCTGCAGAATATGCTCCCTTCTTCAACGCTTGGTCACGTATTTTTGCAAGCTGCTCAAGGTGCCTGTCCATAGTAACTTCGTACTTCTTTCTGGCTTCTTCACGCAGCTCACCAATGTACTTAACTACAAGAGGGTACAATTGAGGGTTAGTTAATTTTGAAGAGGCGACTCTTGCTGCAAGGTCAGACCCTGGGCCGTAGCCAGCTTCTTTTGCACACTCCCAAGCATCTCTGCTTCCGTCGTTGTACACAATAAGCTCAGCGAATTTTTTCTGTTTCTCTGTCAATCTTTTAGGTAATCCCATGTTTGACTTTTACCCTAACATTTTATAAAAGGCAATACATGAGAGATACAAAGAAATTGACTGAATATGCAGAAAAGACCAAGAGAAAGTTAAAAGAAAACTTTTTGTTTAAACACCTGGTTAAGGCTGTTGAATCAGGAGCAAATGGAACACTGAAGTACATAATTAAATCAGGTCCAGGCAAGGGAAAGGAACCAAAAAAATAATGTATGTAAGACACCTACAAGAATATCTTGACAAATTTACAGATGGCACTAAAGGCAACGCCGTAAGCAATGCTACGATCTATATGGATAATGGCAGTGGAAATATTTTCCCGATTGGTACAATTGAAGTTCAGGAATCAACTATAATAGGCAAGCCTTCTGTTAGAGTTGTAATCAAACCAGACCTCAAAGATCAGATACCAAAACTGAAAAAATTCATACTTACATAGGCACCTGTTAGGGTGAATATTAATGAAACCTGAAACGAAATTTTGGCATGAAATTAAGAAAAATACTAAGCAAATTAGTTGGACTAGACTTGAAAACCTTAGTGCTTTTGGTACTCCCGATCTATTGGGCTATAATACTAATAGGCACTTTTTTACATTGGAGCTGAAGGTAACAAGAGGTAACAAGATTAAGTTCTCACCTCATCAAATTGCCTTCCATATTAAGCACCCACAGAATACTTTCATCCTAGTTTCTCGCCTCTTGTCTCGAGGCTCAAAACTTTTTGAGAAAGAAGAAGTTTACTTGTACAGAGGAAAGAGAATACAGGAGCTTGTCGCTTGTGGCTTGAAGCTTGACGCTTGCCGCTCAGGCCTTGATGCTTGCATCAATCATCTTGAGCAGCTT